TTTAAATAAACCTATTTGATAGTTGTCTGTAGTTGTTGGTAAAAAATTAATGTTATAAGGAATAACCACAGCTCCTAATGCGGTTGATGCAAGTCTAATAGAAACAAGTGGTTTATAAGTTGTAGTTATATAAGAACCCGCTGTAGCAGATGTCATTGTAGCAACATGTTCAATAGATGTTTGTTCATAACCACCTTCTGATACAACTGATGAACATATTTGTTTCATTGAAGAAGATGATGCCGTTGCTGCAGTATTTGTTATTTCATATCTTACTGGCAATATTGCTGTAGTCATATAAACAGAAGTTCCAGTAACGTTTGCAGTTTGATAAGTATGACAAACTATATATTGACCATTAATAATAAAACCACATCTAACATTACCAACACCTAACCATTCAAAATCCATCCATAAAATTTGAGGTTTAGTTAAATCTAAAGTTAATCCACTTGCACCGGTTCCATCTAATTTATCTCCATTCCAATCTGCTTGATCTACTTTTCTTGATGTATCATCAACAGATCCACCAATATAACTTCTTAATATAAATGATTTAGTTGTATTATTTAATTGAAAGTAAACACCATTTTGAGTTCCAAAATAACCAACACGTTGTCTTAAATTTGTTTTAGCTTCATTCATTACAAATGTTGCAAGTACTAATAAACCTTTACCTGGTTGATAAGGAAAAGATCTAAATGTTTGTCTAACAACTTCAGCACCAGAAGCTGTGGTTACGTCCATTCTAACAGATGATTCATTAGGTAAATAAGTTGTAGATCCTCCCGTTACAGTAGAAGTATCAAATTGATTATCTATTGCATATCTATTTTGAGAATCAAATAATGTATAAGGAGAGGATACTTGTAATCTTCCAAATGCATCTACATTAGTTCCACCTATTGTAACATAAGTTGGATTAGTAGAACTTCCTTGATCACATCCAAATCCATTTTGATTTCCATACATAAATTGTAGCATCGCTGCTTGTTCGTTAATTAAATCTTGTTGATATCCAAAGTTAAGTTGATCCTTAAGTGTATTAATTGCTTCAAGTATTTGTCTTTGATTATTAACATCATAATTTTGTGATGGTTCTGGTATATATGCTGTAATTTTTGCCATTATCTTCTACCACCTGCTTCAATATCTAATCTCAAAGTTCCGTATCTCCAAGTTTCACCAACTGCATCATTTTCTATTTTTAAACTTACCTGTCTTCCTCGCACACGTGTATCTACCTTATCAGTTGAAGATGTAATTGTAAAAGGCCCTGTAATTAAAGGCGGTGTTGTAGAAGGTGTTGATTCACTATTTGCTGGATAGTCTCTAAAGAATAAAGTTATTTTTGCATTACCTTCTAGACTCTTAAAGTCTGGAATAAATCTTCTAACACGCATAATTAATTGACCGTCTCCACCTATACCTTGTTCTGATATATCGTAATCCCCTGATTTAATATATGCAGCTATCGCTGTAGCATTACCATTTGCATCTACTTCATTGACTCCCGTTTCTTGTGCCCAGTATTTAGTTGAACCTGCTAAATTACTCACACCATTAATAGTTGGGAATGTCGGAGTACCATTTGTGATATATTGTGTCGCATATGGTAAATCAAAAGTAACAGAATCTTGATATGTTGTTCTAGTTAAAGATCCAACAGCCCATGTATTATCAACGAAATTATAAACTACATTTCTATCTAATTGAGTTGCTCCTGCTTTTGCATAATACCAACCTACTTCATTATATAAACTGTTATGATATGCATAAGTTATTTGACTTGCATCATAGTTAATACCTAAATTATCTCCAATATTAGTAAATACAAAATCTTCAACTAATGATGGTATTTGTTTAACTGTTCCATCAAATGCAAAAAATCCTCCACCAAATCCCATCCAAAATACCGCACCTTGTGCATATATCATTGCATGTTGACCAATACATCCACAGTTTGTACCCACCTGTCTTATTGAGAATGTAAATGGAGGTCCAACAAACTGAATCATATATGCTGCTTGATCTGTAAGAACAAATATATAATCTTTACCTTGTATAGCTCCTATAATCTCGTTACCAGTATCTAGTCTAAATGTACCTGCTGTATTTGTAACCGTTGGATCCCAAGTATTAATATCTTCTTGATTTGAAAATCTTATAAACATTGGATCTTGAGATGTAGGATCTCCAATAGTTGTTTCTGTTCCAAATAAAAATAAATGTCTATCTCGATCTGATACAACAGAACAAACTGATGCTGTTGGAGCACCTGATATAACTGCAGCTCTTATTCCTAATCTTCCTGGAGCTGAAGGATCCCAAGTATAAGTTGCTCCGTTCTTAACTGTTGCAACTAACAACTGTCCATAATTATCAAGTGACCAAGAACCTGGCGCAAGTGTAACACCAGCAGTATTTGACTCTTCTCCCCAATCAACCCAACTTGTTGCATTAGTAACAGTAACACCTGTTAGGTGTGATGCTGCTGTTGATCCGTTTGCACCTCTAGTACAACCTAAAAATTGTGTTGCATTTTTACTTGTATAAGTAATTAATTCTGTACCAATATCTATTCGACCAGATGACGGAAATGCTGAAGTAGAAACAACTGTAATAGTTGTAACAATATTATCAATACCACCGTTTAATGTAGTTGTAACAGATGTTGGAATTGTTCCACCCCAATATCCAGTTCCAAATCCAAATGCAGGAGTTTGAAATGTTGGTCCTATAAAAATATAAGGAGTTGTTGTTAAAGTTCCACCCCCTGTAACACCAGTGCCTGTTTCGTTTGATGGCATTGTAATTGTAAAAGTTCCTGATGTTGGAACAGATACAACTTCAAAAGTATTAGTTGTAAAATCTGCCGACGTATAACTTGTTGTAGGTAATCCTGGAGTTGTAACACTTGTAAAAATAATATAATCACCAACCTCTAATCCATGAGCTGCTTTGTTAATTGTAACTGTTGCTGATCCTGTTGTAGATGTATAAGTGCAAGAAGTTAGTGGTGTTCCAAGTGGAGTAATATCAAAAAATTCCTGTTCATAGTAAATAACTAATAATTTAGAAGTTCCTATTGCTGCATATTTTTTACCATCTAATGCAGTCCAAGTATGCTGGTCTCTTGCAGGTCCTGCTAAGGTGCTAGCAACGAGTTGCTGGAATCCACCTATTTTTTGTGGCTCACCATAACGAAATCTAATATTATCACCGTCTATCCATTGCCCTTCGGCTCCGGTTGCAGTTTGTTGTTTATTAAATCCTGGCTTAAATTGTATCTTTTGCAAAGGCATAGCGCGCTATTATACACAGTTTTTATATTAAGGGTATCTTTTTAATCATACGATTAAAAATCAGTTATATTAATGTTTATTTAAAAGCAGGTCCTTTAAGAAAAATAGACAATGTTCTTCTTTCCCCTGTAATTACAGGCATTACTTTATGATTTAAAAATGATTTAAACATTATCATATTTCCTGGTTTATTTAATCCAGGTATCTCATACTGTGTATTGTTAAATATAAAAAAATTACCTCCTGTATATGGTTTAATAGATAAATTAATTAATACGGTTAATTTTATATCAGAAAATGGCTCTAAATCACCGTCTATATGCCAATCGTATTCTTGAAAATTTTTATGTGAATATATATTTAAATTACAACAATCATTATCTAAATGATTATATAAATGGTAACCAATGTATTTATTATTAAATGAAATATATTGATAGATTAAATTTTTAATAAATTTTTTTATTTTAAAATAAGCAATACACTTTACTAAAGCATTTTTCTTTATTTCTTTTTTTTCACCAGTAGCTGATTTTTCTTTATTTTCAATAAAATCGTAATTTTTTTCTATAAAATTATTTAAATTTTTTATTTCTTTTTCTGAAAAAATATTTTCCCAACATACAAAATCAAATTTTTTAAAATTATTTTGACTCATAATTAAAGTTTATAACTAGTCTAATATCATTATCTGTGCATGTACTTCCAGTATGAAGCATATTTGATTTAAAACTAATAAATTTATTACTTTCACTTTTAATAATTTTTTTATTTTTAAATTTGGTATATCCATTATTTGTATTCATATATAATATTGCAGTATTACAATTTTTAGCTATGTTTAAATCTTCGTAATCAATGTGATAACCATGTTCTATGATTTTTTTTGTTTTAAGTGTCAAATTAGCTTTTATTCTGTGAAGTTTTTTTATGTTTAATTTATATAATATAGGCTCTAACATTGTAAAATAAGTTGAATTTGCAGTATCTTGATAAAATAAATGTGTAAATTGTATGTTTCCATCTTTTATTTTATTTACTCCAAATTGAATAAACCACGGAAAATTATTTTCAATCAATGTATTAGATATTTTTTTAAATAAATCTTTATTTAAAAAATTTTTAGTTATTTTCATTTTTTAAAAGAAGATGGTAAACCTAAATGTGGACGTGTATCATAAATATTTTCTTTAGATCCTTTAGTTTCAACATTATTGTAATGTAAGAATACTTGACCACAATCATCAAAAGATAATTTTTCTCTCCAGTGTTCTAATTCATTACCACGGTATACTAGCATATCACCTGGCTCTAACATCACTTTAATACCTTTAGCTTTTGATGCTTTATAATTTCCTGTCTTTTCATCTACACCGCCTTGTGAAGCATCTGGTTCTAAATATATTGGCCAACAACCACCTCCTAAATGCATTGTAGTAGATATTTCACATGAGAACCTGTCTTTATGGCGATGTAATATATCTCCTTTTTTATAAATTCTTGCATAAGAATAATTAGGATTTAATTTTAATTCTGTATTTTTTTCCATAATAGGAAGTAGTTTAACAAGTAATGTTTCCATTACGATGTCGGAATAATGTGAATATGTTTCAGGAACTTGTTTATCGTTCCATACACCAAAATATTCTGTAAATGGACTAATGTATTTTGTATCAAACATAGTTCTTGCTACTTGTCTTTTCATCATGAAATAATCATAACAAAATTTAGCAAGATCTTCTGATATTGCTTCTTTAATAACTGTATATTTATTTTTTTTAAAATTCATATTTATTTAAATGGATAACCTATATTCCATATCACTAAAGAATATCTTGTTCCTTTTTTTACAGGTCTTACACGATGCCAAACAAAACTTGGGAAAACAACTATACTTCCTTTTGGTAGTATTTCCTTACATATTTTTCTATGTGGTTTTTTATCAGGATCCATGTTTCTAAAATCAAATTCTAACTCACCTCCTTCATAATCTTTTGGATCTGAAAGTGAACACGTTACTGATAATTTTCTAATTTTTCCATGAAAATTTAAATTTTCAGGATTATTATATGGTTCTTCCCAACTATCACAATGCCAATCATAAAATTGATTATTTTTATATTTTGTAAATTGACAATCTTCTGAATAATTATATTCAAAATTCCATCCAGCATTTTTATTGGCTAAACTCACATATGGTAAAATTTCGTCATATATCCATCTATCATTAAGCCAGGATATATTAGAATTTCTTTTTTCTTTTAATTCTTTTAATTCTTTTTTAGTTAATGATTTTATATTTTTTTGTTTAAAAAAATTTCCAATTAAAGCTAAATCTTGTTTTTTTTCCTTACCATACTTAACTAAATCATCACAAAATTTAGTTGATAAGGCACTTTGAAAATACCAATAATGATTTTTTAAATTCATACTTTATTTTAATGATACTTATCAAATAAAAATATGTTTGTAAAGTTATTAATTTTATTTAGGCAACCAATTTTGAAGGCTTGTTTCCCAATAAAACTCTTGATTTTCTTTTGTTATACCTAACCATCTTAAATTATCCTCATCCCAACATATATAATATTTAACATTATCTCCGTAAGTGGTTATAGACGGATAAGAAATAGTGGATTTCCAATCGTATTCTAAATTATCTAAAATCCATGAATTATGTGGTTTAGGTGGAATAAAAACATCACTAATTGAATCATAAGTATAGTTTGTTCCAGCAAATCTTTTTCTAAAATTATTGTTATAAGATGTTTGTACCCATTTAACACCATTTTCTGAAAATGGTGTATATGAACCAAAATAATTTGCTGCTTCTTCTGACAGTTCTCCACCATGATCAGCAATATCTTGGTTACATGCTACTAAAACACGTAAAACTTTATTATTAATATCTAATTCTGCAAAATGAGCCATATAATTATGAAACTACTAAAGTTCCTCCCACAGTAAAAGTAGCGATTGTAGCACCACTTATTTTTTGTTTTGTATTTGTTCCAGGTGAAACAGTAAAATTTTTAAAAGCTGCTCCAGGAGCCCTTATAATAACTATACCACTTCCTCCAGCTCCTCCAGGAATACTAGAAGGTGTTGCTCCATCTCCAGTTCCTCCACCCCCGCCTCCACCTGTATTTACTGTGCCGGCAACTGCGTTTGATGGAGATAACGGTGATAGTCCACTACCTACTCCTCCAGCTCCACCTCCGCCTAAACCTCCAGCACCTATACCTGGTGCTGAAACTTGTACAGACCCACCTCCTCCTCCTGCATAATATGTACCTCCAGGATTTGAAATTGAATTAGAAGAACCATCTCCTCCAGGATAACTAGCTCCAGGACCACCTGGAGAATTAGACGCACCTGCGGCGGAAGCTCCACCTCCTCCCGCACCATTTACTCCAGGACCACCTCCTGGATATGTACCTCCAGGATTTCCTTGCGGAGGACTAGTTGGTGGACTATTTCCTGTACCACCTGGTTGAGCTCCATATCCTCCGTTTTGACCAGCTCCACCTCCAGATCCTCCTGGAATTCCTGGTCCATTAGGTGCTGGATTACCATAAGTTCCTCCACCACCACCACCTGTTGATATAATTCCTATAGGTGTTCCAGGAGCAAAACTTGAATCTTGTCCACTACCACCTCGAGCACCTTGTGGTGAAACAGTTCCTCCACTCCCAACAGTTATGGGGTATGTTCCTGGATTTAATGTAATTCCTGCGCCAGGAAAATTTGTTCTATATCCTCCTGCTCCTCCACCTCCTGCACCTCCTGGATTTCCACTTCCTCCAGCACCACCTCCTGCTACTACTAAATAAAGAGCACCCGTATTATCCCATGCAGGTTCACCCCCTGCTGTAAATCCAAATCCTTTTGCTGAACCAGCTCCACGTGTAGATTGTAAAGGCATTCTTTCTTCTCCTTATTTAAATTGCGTTAACGATGCTAGTACTGTGTAAGTTGATGCTGCTGTTTTTAATGCTGTGTATGAATAAACATCTGTAGATGAAGCATTTCCAGTTGTTGGAGCAGATCCACCTTGCCAAATTGCTGTAACAGTTGTTCCATCAACTTGAATAACATTGTTATAATATGTAGTGTTATCGTTTTTAACCAATAAAGCAACAGTTGCTGACTCACCAGTATTTAAAGCTGCATTTAATGCAGTTGAAGAATTTCCTCTTAAATTAACTGTAAAGTTTGATCCTGCTGCTACGTTTTGAAAATAAACTGCTTGAGTAAGTAAATCATAATTAAGTGTTGTTTGAAAAGTTGTAGATACTGTTGCATTTTCAAATACACCAAATATTTTTGATTCACCATTTAATGTAATTCTTCCAAGATCACCTTTTGGAGTTAAAGTTAATCCAACATTTGTATCTCCACCTGTTGCAGAAATAACTGGGCTTGATCCAGCTGCAGCGTTAGCTATTGTAATTTCATTTGTAGCCGATGCAGTTGTTGTGAATTTAATTTGTTCATTAGCATTTTCATCTATGATTCCGTATGTATTTCCAACTATAATATTTTTTGAATTTGTACTTAAGTTCGCAGATAAAGATGGATTATAATCACTTGATAAATTTTCAAGAGCAGAATCAATTACATCTGTTCCATTAGAATAAACTAATTTAACTCCTTTATTAGCTGCTGCAAATGTTGGACCAGTTCCTGAAGTTGTTTTAATTTGAACTGTAAATGCACCAGTTGTATTATTTTTTACTAAATATGTTTTTTCAATTCCATCTGGAATAATAACACTTACGTTACCAGTAATTGTACCAGTAAGTTCTATAACTGCATTTTTACCATTTGATAATGCACCATTTGTAAATGTAAGAGTTGCACCTGTTGTAGCATTAAGAGCTACTGTTTGATAACCTGCAATTGCTTGTTGAAGAATAACTAAGTTTGTATTTGTAATATCACCCCATGTACCGGCATTTTCGCCTGTAACCATTAACTCTAGTTTAAGGTCTGTAGAATAACTTGATACCATAATTTTAAATCCTTATTTTATAGTTTTATTTAATTTATGCGGCTGTGTCAATCTCTGTCCAAGTTGCATCAGTTCCGGTACTAATTTCAGTCCAGATTTGATTATTTATACTATTTAACGATATAGTCAATCCATTTCCTGTAACAGGAATAACAGAAGTAGTACCTGCAAATACTGTACCTACTGATGTATTTAACCCTATTCCAGTAACACTTGCAATAGTATTAGCATCACCAATTGCAGTTCCTTGAGCTATGTTTATTTGTTGCCCTGTTAATGTAACATTACCTGTTCCAATAACTACTGTTCCAATAGCTAAACCAATAGTTATTCCAATACCAGTAACTGTAGCATCTGGACTTGGATCTACTTCACCTTCTGTAACATTTAATTGTTGACCTGTTAAATCTACATTTGCATTAGCTAATGGAGTTACACTATTTAATGTTAAATTTAATTGTTGACCTGTAACTGAAGTTATTACTGAAAGTCCATCTGAACCCCAATCATAATCACCCCAACCACGTCTACCCCAACCTGAATTAATTTCAGCTGTAACTGTTACACTGTTTAAAGATGTATTTATTTGTTGACCTGTAACTATAGCATCAGGAGATGCATCAGCTGTTCCTTGTGATATATTTAGTTGTTGACCAGTAACATTTACGATTGCTAGTCCAAAAGCTTGGACACTATTTAAAGATGTATTTAATTGTAAACCAGTTACGCTTATTAATGAAATAGCATCTACTGTAACTGAATTTTGAGAAATAGTTAAAGGATTAGATCCACCGAATGATTTATTTCCCCATCCAAGAGATCCCCAAGCTTCATTACCTGGTGATGTTACTTCAACAGTAGAATTTAATATTCCACTCCATGCAAGATCACCCCAGTCGCCATCATTCCAACCGTTAGCCATAATAGGTGACTCCTATTACGCGTTGCCGATTCTTAGAATAGCCGCTGATGTTGTGTCTGCTGGAAACTGAATTGTGAAAGTTCCAGATGTTGCAGTCTTATCACTTCCAAAATCTAATACACATACTGCTGCATTTGTGTTTGATGTATTGTAAATCAAAGCACCTCTTGCAGTTAAAGTAACGCCTGTAAAAGATATATCTGCAAAATCTATAAATGCTACACCACTTGAAACAACTGGTGATACATTTGTTAAAACTCCACCACCTGTTACATACTGACCAGTATTTGCAACTTCATTTGTTGAAGTGTAAATAGTTGTAGATGAGTCTAGAGTTGCTGCAGAAGTATAAAGAGCAAGTTTAAAAACATTTCCTGTTGTCAACGTAAAATTATGCTGACCTTGTAGAAGTTGTCCTTTAAACGAATTTGCAACTGCTTGTGTTATAGCCATATTAACTCCTAATTATATTATCCTTGTTTTCGGATCTGAGGTGCACCTTCTTGGTATTCATCTCGTCTCCTTCTTCCCATTTGTTCAATAGAGAATCCTTGTAACGCTGATTGATACTTTTGTTCATAAAATTGTATCATATCTGCCGGACCCTTTAAAAAACCGTACGCCTCAACAAGGCAAGCATATAATAAACCAGAGGGAAATTGCTGACTTAAATATGTTGTCGTATTACTAACAGATAATCCTGCTGGCTTCAAGGTATAATTTAGTTGCATGGTATATGTCAAGTCTGGAATTGGGGCTAAAACTATATTTTGTTCATCCCAATAACTAAAATATTTAGGTAATCCTTGAGCATTACTAACATTATATTCATTAATAAAACCAGTATCTCTATATTCTACTATAGCATTACTACTATATACCCCTGATGGAATAATTTGACACTCTCTTATAATTAAAGTTTGATCTGTAACTAAAGGTGTACTTACATAAGGTTGACCTGCAATAACTGTTGCTGTTGCATATTTTCTATTATTATCAGAATCTACATCTCTTTGAATTCTCCATTCAGCATCTAATATAAATCCATTGACAATAGTTGCTGTAAATACATTTGAATCTACTTCTGTGTAATCTCTGATTTTTTGTACTAGTTCTGCGTATGTCATATTAAGCCTGTAGAGTTACTGGTCCTGCAGAACATTGTGCTCCACCACCAGAAACATTCCCTGTTGTTGCCGTATCTGTGCTTCTAAAATAAAAATAATTTAGAGTATCACTAACAATACCAGATGAATTTATTTTTCCAACTGTAATTGTAAAACCATTTGCATTTGAAATATCTGTAACACCATCAAAGAAAGGAACTAATTCAAAGGATGTTTCGCGCGTAGGCGTGCCAGGAATTAATACTTCAGGGGGTCCTCTAAATCTAACAACATTGCCAGTTGATCTTCCATGATCTTCTGAATAAACATTAATATAAGTATTACCAGCATATTTAGTTGTTGAAAATGGATTTGGTGTAAGTTCTATAATTACAGGTGGTTCTATTCTATCAGGATGTGCATATTGTAATCCTTCAGGATCAGCTTGATGTGGTTTTGGTTCTAATTGAGGATGTTTTGGTTCATATTCACTTGTATGTACCCAGGATCCATTCCATTCTTGTACCATCTCTGTATATGGAAATCTTTGACCAGAACGGTCAGAAATCATATAAGCATATTTTCCTCTAGATAAATTTCCCATTATGTGCTCGGATAGTAAATTTTAGGTGTTATGAATGAACTTGACGAAGAACCATCTTGTTCTAATGCTCTTTTTAATTCATCCTCATATAATAATTTCATATCTTGTGTTCTTTGTGGAGCAAATTTAACTGCTAAATAATAAGCAAGTCCAGCACACATACATGGAACAAATCTATATGGAACATTTGTAATATTTGTATAAGCTCCAACATCTTGAATTCTTTTTGCATAGTAATAATGCATTACGTTATTCACCTGGTCTGCACCTGGTGTTAAATATAAAGTGATTGTAATTTTATCTATAAATCTTTGTACCCAATATTGAGTTGGTTGACCTTGTGAAAATTTTGAAGATAAAGAATTGTAAGTTGATCTATCTATTTTTGTAAGTGGAAAATCTGCAACTGGAACTTGTTGTGTATTTCTATATGATGCTTCATAAATATCATCTGGTCCATAAGTAATAGAATCATAATCATAAACAGCTGTATTATCAGCATGGATTGCAGCAGTTGTACTATTTGCACCTCTTGTACATCCTGTTATTTGATTAGAAGATGTATTAGTTCCAGTATATGTAATTTGTTCAGATCCAATTAATAAAGTTCCTGATGTTGGAAACTGCCATACTGAATCTAATGTAATTGTAGTTTGAGATGCAGTAATAGCACCATCTAAATAACTAAAAGTACCATCTGATGTTCCATCAGTTGAAGATCTATAAATTGTATAAACAGTTTGACCTTCTACCATTGAGATAGAATTTTGTGCAACTTCCCAGTAATGAAGTCCCCTGTTGCCCCATTCTTGAAATAGAATGTTAAGCGAGCGACGAGCTGCCTTCATTTGGTTACCTGTATTATTTACAAGACCAATTCTTTCGTAAGACTCTTCTATGATCTCATCAATAGTAAAAGTTTTTTCAAAAACTGTAGTGCCTGAAGAGGTAGCCATACTAGCCTCCTACT